CTTCATCGATGCTGTAGAACTTCCCACCGTAGAACTCGTCCTCCTTCCCGACCAGCCCATCGACCTTGATTCGGAACACGGGGAAGGAGAAGGTGTCGAGGTATCGCTCCTCCATCGCTCCGACCAACTCTATGTCCGTCGTGATACCAGCGTTCTTCAGGTCCTCCGTCGTGTGGATCCACACCTCCTCGGCGGTATCCGTCACCTTCATCAAGAGGCGACCGTGGATCACTATCTCGATGTAGTACGGACCCCACCCGATAGTCCCGACCGTTACCTCATCGGAGGCTTCCATCTCCCTCGCCACATAGAACGGTGGCTTCAGGCACGCCGTCGAGAAGTCCTCTGGCAAGCCGTTGTAGATAAGCACCTCTGAGTGATACCAGCCAGCAGGGTCTGATAGTGGAAGCACGCCGTCACCTCGCGAGGTCGTCGTAATTCTCTTCGGGCCCGCAGTCCAGGCAGAACGGGAACAAGGTCGGGCCGCCTTCCGTCTCGTCCATCGGAAGATCGTAGAGGAACACCTCGTCCGCGAACTCGCCGCTCTCGCCGCATGCCGCGCATGCGACCAACTCGCCGGCCGTGTAGGTCATTCCGCACCTCCGGCGTAGAAGTCGTCCGCGCTGTAATCGACCTCTTCGGTCTCGATGATGAGGCGGTTCATAAGGCTGACGACCTCGGGCTCGCCGTTGTAGTGACCGTCTTCGGTGTAGTGGTCGATGTAGTTCGAGAGCATGTCGATCAACTGCTCCGCTTCGATGCGGGGGATCTTGAGGGTGACGTAGTCGTCACTCATGCCGGTCTCCTTGATCGGGCCGGTCGATCATAGAGCAGACTCCAGACTCCCGTCAAGTCACTCGACCGGCCAGACATACTCCAGATCTGGAGACACGTCAGGAAAGAGCGGGCCGTAGAACTCGGGATCCTTCCGGACCAGATTGCTCTGATGAGACACGTGAATGTCGGGCCGGCCCAACCAGGCGGGGTCAACTTCCTCATGCCGTTGAGAAGTCAGGGAGTTCTTCAGATCCTCGAACCGAGGCAGCATCGTGTCGTTGTATCCACGGCGGATCCACTCCTTACAGATCACGATCCCGTAGGACACGAGCCGCACCTCGAACCCGCGCCACATCCGGCTCGCTGGGTGATTGACCCAGCCTTTGGTCTTGCCGTCAAGTGCGTTCAGGATCTGCCAGGTCTCGACCCGTTGCTTCCCGAGCCGGCGGTAGTCAAGCACTTCAGCGGTCTGCTCAAAATCTGCGTACGGCAGAAAGGTCTGCATGATCTCCCGTTCAGTCGATGGAGGCGGGGCAAATTAGCGGGTCGCGGTCTCGCCGTCAACATAGACTTCCCGTGCCGCCCGAACTGTTCCCGAGGCACGGAGGGCGGTGCTGGGGACGGGCCGCTTCCACCGCGTGCTCCCGCGCCGCCCCGTCCCCAGCTCGCCGCCTTTCTCATAGCATCGAGAAGTTGCCTGGACATCGCCTCGAGCCGGCCGCCATCCCAACTTCTTCATATCATCGAGAAGTTGACCAGGCGCCTCGAGCTCCTCAACTTCATCATAGAACTTCGATGATGGCCTCGAACTCCTGGAAGACGGCCTCGCCGGCATCCCACTTGTCAACGGCTTCCTCCTCCGAGGCCGCCTTGACGGTGTACTTCGCGTAGATGTCGAAGATCTTCTCGGACATGTCAATCTCCCTGGTTCGCGTGATCCAGAAGACTCCGGCGGAACTTCATGACAACGTCGTGGGCTACGAAGGTCTTCCCGCTGATCTCTGCCAGGTGATCCGTCATCTTCTGGAGCATCTCCTCAATGTTGTCGCTCAGTTCGTTCACGAAACCCTCCGAGTGAAAGCGGGTAGCAGGAGTGTGGCGGGAGCCTCGGGTTCTCATCGCGGGTCCTTTGACCCGAGGCTTAGCACGGTACTAAGGACCAAACTCCCGTGCCTAGTTCCCGGTCAGGCATCACGGTTGATGCGGCTCAATCGGTCCGCGACCGCTACTTCCAATCCTGACAGCAAAACCAGCGGTACTACATAACTCCTCAGATAATCCTAGGGGATTAACCCGTACCGGTCAATCCTATCCGTCAATATATTCGAGCTCGAGTCATCCGTCAAGTCGGTATCTCGATCACCCGGCGGGTTATATAAAGCGCGCTCGGTCTCGCCGCTATCAGCGACCGAAGACGCGCCGGATGATCTCCTCCGCGTCCGCTTCCACCGAAGTGATCGCAGCTGCAAATTCCTCCTCCGGCATGTCGACCCCGGCTTGGTCTCGCCGCTCCGTCAGGATCTGGCGCTGGTAGTGGTTACCCGTCAAGTCCGACAGCACGTGATCGACGTCCTGGTATGGGAACGCGGCGATCCCGTCGAATCCGTCATACCGGACGTTTATTATAACCTTCGGCTCGGCGAACACGCCGCCCTCGTTCTCCGGGTCGGGCTGAACTTCGACCCACCGTTCGATCACAATGTCAGCTCGCTGGCCGGCATAGGTCCCAGTCGACTCGGTTGTGACTTCCTTGTTCTCTTCTGACACGGGTTTCCTCCTGGTATCGGTCCCGCCGGCTAAAGGGCTACTGCTCAGGCCGCTCGCCGCTTTGGGGCGGACAGCCTTAATTCTAAGCGTGTACGTGTTTGTTCATAGCTTTCTATGAAGGCGGAGCTCTTCACGTGCCGCACTTCGACAAACTATCTTGAAGTTGGTAAAAGTATCCGTTATGTCGCTTCTAACATAAAACTACGAGTAGTTCTCCGATCCGCACTCTGGGCATCTCGCCCGCCGGCTCGAGAAGATCTCGCCGCACCAGAAGCAATCCGTAGTTCTTTCCCAGTCGCGATCGTCCCAGCCGTCCTCGGTTATGTCGATGTTGTTCTTGCGGGGCACTTCGTTTCTCCGTTTGACAGGTAGCTATCTATCGACTAAGCTACCCCGTAGCTTAGTCGTTAGATAGCGTAGCGGTTAATTTCTTCAGGACTTCGTAGGCCTCGTTGGTTCTCGCCGTCACCCGGATGTGCTCATCCCTGGTACGGCAAAGCTTTATATCTTCGTGAAGTCTCTCGGCGTGCCGCTCGAGCAGACCGAGAATCTCAGTCATCTGATCACTCATCGTCGACGCCGTCTTCAATTACCTGAGCATCTTCTATCATATCTTGATCCTCTGGCTCTCCTGCCGCTCCCTGAAGGGAAGAGGCCGCCAGAGCTAGGCGACTAAGTCTTTCTGCGACGATCTGGTGGGCCGGCCGTACCCCGGTCACATCTATGCCGACGTCGATCTCGGTCCCGCCGCGAACTCCGGCACGATCGAGGATCTCGGAAGAAGCTTTCAAACGAACTTGTTCGTTTATAGCGGACTCCATGAGCTCCTCGAGGGTGTCAACTGCATAAGGAGCTGCCTGCATCAACTTCTTGCGGGCCCGTTCGACATCCTCACCTGGTTTGCGAACTGCTCTCAAGTGCACTCGGCAGAGACCGTCATCTTTCAGACGTCCCGATGACCAGAGCATGCAGCGAATTCCATCCGACTTCATCATGCGGCAACGATGTGGGAGTGCGGCAGGCGCACGCTTCGGGCTGGACGGGCCGCCGTTCTCCTGTTCCTTTATATAGGCACGGGTCGCGCCGACCACCCACGGTGGAGTGATGTTCGTTGCAGCTGCATCTATCAGAAGATCGAGACCCGTCACGAAGTCCGAGTTCTTGTCACGTGGATCTGTAAGAAGTGGCTTCTTCTGATCCAGGCTGAGAAGACGCCGTTCCTTCGTCTGCTCCTGGGTTCGGGCCGCGATCAGCCCAGTGGGAGTTCCGTTCTGTGAGTAGACCGGATCCCAGTTCATCTGGGCCGCCCGGAGAGCCTGCCGGTTCTCGTAGGTGTCCTCGACTACGCCGCGCTCATGTTCCTGAAGTCCCAGAGCTGTGAGGTCCGGCCGCATGTCGACGGAAGTTTCTATTATAGGAACCTCGTCCTCCTCTGGTTCCAGCGGGGACTCGAAAGGTTCGATCGTGCTCATCGGAGGGCCCTGAGGTTTGAGCGGGCCGCTGCGATCTCATCGAGAAGTTGGATCTTCTCGGACTTGCTGGCGTACTCGCCGTTTCTGATTTTGAGTGAGAGTTCCGAGATTCTCTCTTGGAGTTCCTCGAGTTCCGACATCTTCACCGTTCCCTACCTTCGGGCGGTGCCCGGGGCATTCACACCTGCTGCCCCGGGCTCCCGCCCTCGGGTCATTTCTTCGGAGTGACCTTCTTGACCGCTGCCTTCTTGACGGCTGACTTCTTCGCCGCCGGCTTCGCAGGGACCTCGACGATCTTCTCGACGACGACCGTCTCGGGCTTGGTGGTTTCGCCGGCGAGTGACGGACCCGTGGGGCCGAAGTTCACGCTGGCGAGTGAGGTGAGGACCGACAGGGCTGCCGACATAGCGGCGACCGCGAAGGCCTGATTCCAGTCGGCGGTCAGCGCCCCGAGGGCGTCAGTGCCGACAACGGCGAGAAGGACCTGAACGAACGTCTTGATCGCACGTTCGCCGGTCGCCTTCCAGTAGTCTGCGTCGTAGTACATCGTTTCGTTTTCTCCTAGCTAGGGGCGTGACGGTTCTGTCACGTTCGGGATAATACGAGGCTTCTGAGATTTCGATGGGGTGCCGTCAGACTCTTTCATAAACAATTATGTCTTTCATGGACGGTTAGGTCGATTTTGCGAACAAACGAAAAGAGCGCCCTTTCCGCCGTTATAAGCGGTCAGAGCGCCCTTTTCGCCTACTCTGTCAGTCGTGACTTCCGTGGCAACCGTTGCCCTTATCAAAGTGCTCGGGGTTCGGGCAGTAGGTCTTCTCTCGGCAGACGCAGCCCAACCTGATCGCGTGCTCGCAGCGGCAGCCGGTGCTGGGCCGGAACTGCTTCTGCATGTACTCGATCCCCTTCTCGCTCGGGATCCAACCGGCCATGATGCTGACCGGATACTGACTGTTCTCGGGGTAGAGGTCGGCGACCTCGGCGTAGCGGAACCGGACGAGCGAGCGGAGGTGCATCTTTCCGATCTCTGTCGGCTGCTTGTGCTGGTCGGGGTGACTCTC